ATCAGAGAAGATAGTCTTCTCGTCTGTACCAAGCTTCAGAGCACCAAGAATAAAAGAACGAACCGAACCCTTAGCATTACGAACTGTACGCATGTCAATTTCTCCTTTGTTATGCGTTTCACTACACTTATAATGTCGTATACTTCGTTAAATAAGGCAACTATTAGTTGCTCTTCCATCCAGAGATAGGGCTATACGACAACGCCCCACCTGGATGAAATACCACACACTCGAAACCTGACTTAACAGCTTTCTCAATAGCTACGTTAGGATCAAGTCCTTCGTAGATAGAATAACCAAAGTTCGTCAACCAAACCTTATACATCTTACTTCTCCTTCTTCTTTTTCTCGTTAGCGAGAATTTCGTTAGAGATAGTATTCATAAGAACCATCATAGCAGTCATAGCAGCTGCTTTATCACTATCACGCAGCGTATTCATAACCTCGAAAGCATAATCCCATGCTTCCTTGACCGTCTTTCTATCAGCAAACCAGTTGTTGCGGATAGCCTTAGCAAGATTAGCGTTGGTCATCTTATCTCTCCATTTTCTTAAGACTAGTATAACCCGGATTATTTTGCAACTAAAATCCGGCGATTTTCAGCATCATAAGTTACAAACCCGTCGTCCATAAGAATCTGACCAGGAGCACGAGTCTTAACACGTTCGAAATAGTCTTCCTGGGTATAGTACTTGGTAAGAAGACGGATATAATCAGCCTTCTTAGGACCACCACCCTTTGCATACTTGAAACGAGCAACAAACTTACGATCAGCACCGTAAGTCAGATATCCACCGTGATAGTCGAAAGCTTCTCTTTGGAACTTCATATCATCACTCCGTGTCATCATCTTATGTCTTATCTTAGCGGTATTTTAAAATAATTGCAACTTATTTTTTTCCGATGTATTCCATTACGTAAGTTGCAGACCCATCTGACCACTGACGTGAGCGGATAATAACCCATCCTCGTCCATGTAGTTCGCGCAATTTGCGGCGCGTATAGTTAGGCTTACCTGTAAAAACCATTGTATTCATATTTACCTCATATCATCTTATAATTAATAATCGTATTTTCCGGAAAATAAGTCAACTGTTTTTTTCCTAAAAATTATCCTTGTTTTTCAATGAGTTACTAACCTATTGAAATCATTGGATATTTTTCTCACAGAAAATCTATGGTTTTTCAAGGATTTCGCAGGAATCTGCTAACTTATTGAGAACATTGAAGAAAATATAAGTTGCATTAATTTCATAAAAATACGAATATAAGAATATAAGGAATGGAGATGGATATGACAAAGCAAGAATATATGATTTACGGTATCTCAGAAAAAGAGATTCAAGACCAGTATGTTAACAGCTTTACGTCTCAAGCTGCTGGTATTGAGATGACTGTTATGTCTATTCTTAGCGATGCTCAGCATGTTATGGAACATGGTGATAATGAGCGCGCTCGTAAGTTCATGAATATCGCAAAGTACATCCTTGCAAATATGCTTGAAGAAAAATTAAAAGTAGGCTAATATGAGAGAGTACGTTCTAGCTAGAATTGATGAATTGGAGCTTATATGGCTAAGAGTCTTCTAAGTCTCAGATCTAAAAAAGTAAAACGTTCTACTAAGAGTGAATCATATCTTATTAACCTAAAGTATCTTGGTGAAGAACCGATACTTAAAGGTGATGTTGATGATTCTACTCTAGGTAAAGCGCTTACCTGGTATAATTATATGTGCGAAGATAATGATGCTCGTGAATATATTATCGAGTATCTGAAAGCTACTAAGCAGGATGCGCTTCTTAAGAAGTTTCGTCGCGTCCCGATGTCGCGTGTTCCTAAGACCTATGCATGGGTATATCGTATTAAAACTCGTGGTGGTGCAATTCATCCAGATACTTTGATGCGTGCTGATCGTGCTATTCAAGCGTGCCTTGAATATATGGAAGCAGAGAGTATTGATGAACCTAAGCAGGTTGTTGAAAGACCTTCTATTCAAGATCGCGTTAAAGAGCGTGTAAACGATATTATTGGTGATGTAGAATGCATTCTTGATTCAGGTGAACTGATCAATATGTATGAATGGCTTCAAAAGAACTCTATTCCTCCTGCGCATGCTAGGAAGATTGCTGAGTATTATAAGCCTCTCTGTGATGAGTATGCATATGCTCTTACAGTTGATAACGAAGGCTATGAAAATTATACCAAGAGTCAACTTAAGACAAAGCTCGGCTATGTTCTTAAGCTGGTTGAGGATTGTGAACGCTTTGCAGGTAATGTAAAGAAGGCTCGTGCTCCTCGTAAGAAGAAAGCACCCACAGTAGATAAACTCCTTAAACATTTTCAATATCAGAAAGATAGCAATGAATATAAACTCCAGTCCGTTGCGCCGGAAAGTATTATTGGAGCTCAAGAGCTCTGGACATTTAATACTAAGTATAAAACTATTAGTGTGTTCCGTGCTCGTGGCCCTAGTGGCCTTAGTGTACGCAGGACTAGTATTGATAGCTACGATAGCGAGTCTTCCCTGACAAAGCGTGTCGGTCGTAAACCAGAAGAGTATATCAAGAAAGTACTCTCAGGTGGTAAGATCATACTACGAAAACTCATGGATGAGATCAAAGCTGAACCTTCTACATTTTCAGATAGGATAAATAATAATACAATCCTCCTGAAAGTGGTGAGGTAATGGACAATATTATACAATTCCCAGTAAAGACTATAACAAAAGATTTTCCAGTCAGTCTAGAACAATCTTATGAGCATATAGAAGAAGTGAGACGTGATTATTGTAATGAAGTAAGTGCTGATATAATGGATGCAGTTCTTGGGGTACTTTCTTCTTACAATATTTCAGTCTTGCCAAACGAATCAGTAGTAAAAAATGTTGTCTTCTTAGAAGAAACAGTCAAAGCACTAGTGTATAGTACTAAGAAAATACATCATCCATTTCAAGAAATGGCTGAACAAGCTATAGTACTTACTGAAGATGCTCGTAGTGAATTGAAAGAGATAATTGACAGGAAAGCAGTTGATCACTTAAATGAATAACTATATAATAATATAGTATAGATTTAAGTGGAACATACAAGATGATTATTATTGATTTTAACCAAGTAATGATTTCCAACCTAATGATGCAGTTGGGAAATCACACGAACATTCCTATCGAAGAAGGTTTGTTTCGTCATATGGTAATCAATTCACTTCGCTCATACAAACAAAAGTTCGGTAATGAGTATGGTGAAATGGTTATTGCATGTGATGATAAGAACTATTGGCGCAAGCAAGTATTTCCTTATTATAAAGCTAATCGTAAGAAGAACAGAGAAGCTTCAGAAATTAACTGGACACATGTCTTTGAGATCTTCAATAAGATTAAACAAGAGATTAAAGATAACTTTCCTTACAGAGTGATTCAAGTAGATACTGCTGAAGCGGATGATATTATTGCTTCATTAGTTAAGCATAGTGCTGAACCTAAAATTCTTATTCTCTCTGGAGATAAAGACTTTGTACAGCTTCAAACTCACTCGAGTGTTAAACAGTATGACCCAGTAAGAAAAAAATGGATATCACATGATAATCCAGAACGGTATCTTATTGAACATATTTTGAAAGGTGATGCTGGTGACGGTATACCTAATGTACTTTCTGATGACGATACTTTTGTTGCAGATAAACGTCAGCGACCATTAACTCAAAAGAAGATTAATAAAATATATAACGATGGAGCAGTACTGCTTGATCGCTATGCTGATAGAAATTATATGCGTAATAAGATGATGGTAGACCTATCCATGGTACCTGATACTATTCAAACAGAAGTTATTAATAAATATGTTAATGAACAAGGCAAGGATAAAAGTAAGTTGCTAAATTACTTTATTGAGCATAAACTTAAGTTATTGATGGAAAATATAGGTGATTTTTAATGGCGTTTCAATACAAGATTGATTCAGTAGCTAAGCTACTGACACAGATTAATGAACTAAAAAAGAAAGAAGATATTATTCAAGCTCTTAGAATAAACGGTCATCATACTGTTAAGAGCATTTTAAAGGGTATCTATGACCCTAATATCAAATTTATTCTCCCGGAAGGTAAACCACCTTTTAAACCAAATAAGTTCGATGAACCTAAAGCTCTTTTACAAGAAGCACATAAGTTTTATTTGTTCGTGGAAGGTGGAAATCCGAACATTAAACCAGTTCGAAGAGAGCAGCTCTTCATTCAGATGTTAGAAGTAGTAAATGCAGACGATGCAGAATTACTTATTAGCATGAAGGATAAAAAGTGTCCTTATAAAAACATAACCAAAGCAGTAGTTAAGGAGGCCTTTCCGGGGTTAATTCCAGATGACAAAGTCAGCCAAGTTTCATAAAACTGATTTTAAAAATAAGAAGAAATTCTTCAACTATAGTTCAATCGAAGAAGAAAATATTTCCTTAAAGGAAATTAAAAGAGATAGAGAGCACAAACAATATCGTAATTACGATAACGCTCTTAGATCAAAAAATCTAGATCGCTTACTCTCATACGAAGATGATCAATAATGGACACAATTATTTTTGCAGTACTCTACACGATACTAATAGCCATAGTATCTGCCATCCATTACTTTTGGGGGCATAGAGAAGGAATAAAGGATACTCTTGAGATTATCTCATCAGTTGACCCGACTATTCTTCCTAAAATTAAACCTAAGCTACAGGAAATTGCAAATGCAACAGAAACAGATGCTTGATAGTAATAAACAACATGTAAGTAAAATTTTAGATGAATATTACAACCCAAGAAATTTAAATGAAAAAGCATATTTACAAGATTTAGTTGAAGAAGAAATGCGTTCTAAAGGGCTTGATCCCCTAAATAAGAATGACATCCAAACTTATTGGAAGTCAAAGGGCGTGGAACTGAATGGCTAATTATACATTCTATGATACAAAAACTAAAAAAGAGTTCGACATAAACATGCCGATCTCTGAGTTAGACGCCTACAAAGAAAAAAACCCACATTTAAATCAACTAATTAAACATGCTCCCGCTATAGCGGATCCAACCCGATTAGGTCTTAAAAAACCTGATGCGGGTTTTCGTGATGTTTTAAAGCGAATAAAGAAAGCAAGCGGGAGGAAAAATACTATCAACACATGGTAACATTAACGGGGTGCTCGCATGGAAAGATTGTCTCGCGCTGAAAAAAGACTACTTAAACAACAGAAGCGTCAGGAGCAGAAACAAAATAAAAATAACCTCGAACTTAAAACAGTAACACCTAAGACAAAAAATCAGGAGTTAGTTTTTAAAGAATTTATAAACGGTAAAAGTCTTCTCATTCACGGTCTACCAGGAACAGGTAAGTCATTTATTTCACTTTATCTTGCCTTGTCTGAAATAGAAGATTATAGAGATTATAATAGTGTTACAATAATACGCTCAGTTGTCCCATCGCGAGATATGGGTTTCCTTCCCGGGTCAATAAAAGAAAAATCAAAAGTATATGAAGCTCCCTACCAATCGATTTGTAATCAATTATATGGTAGAGGTGATGCTTACGAAATACTAAAACAAAAAGGTTTAATTAACTTTGAAACTTCTTCATTCCTTAGAGGTCTTACTCTCGACAATACAATTATAATAGTAGATGAATGTCAGAACATGACATATCAAGAATTAAATACTATTATTACACGTGTAGGTCAAAACTGTAAGGTAGTTTTCTGTGGAGATTATAGACAGACTGATCTAAAATGGGATGATGAAAAAGAAGGTATTCATAAGTTTATGAAGATACTTAACAAGATGCCGAAATATTTTACTTGTATAGAATTTACTGAGAGTGATATTGTAAGGTCTGGACTTGTTAAAGAATTTATAATTAAAAAGAATATGGTTGAGAACGGATTTATTTACAATGCACCTCAAGGACATTATAGCGACGCGAAAGCACTTCACGCACCTCAAAAAGACCCTTAATGAAGATCTTCTTGAACAAGTAAATACTGACACCGGTAGGTATTATAAGACACCTACCGGTGCTCTATATCCATCAGTGACAACAGTCACAGGATTAATGAATGAAAAGTCAATCAAAGAATGGCGCCAAAAAGTTGGCGAAGAAGAAGCAAATCGTGTTAGTTCAACAGCAGCTAGACGCGGCACACGCTTTCACCAGCTATGTGAAGACTACCTTAATAATGATGATATTGATGCTAGTCGCTATAATTTCAATGACGCTTTAAACTTTAAAGAGTTTAAACCCATTCTAGATGATAATTTAGACAATATACATTTACAAGAGACTAGATTATATTCTGATTATCTTGAAATGGCAGGAACTGTTGACTGTGTTGCTGAATGGAAAGGAAAGCTTTCTATAATAGATTTTAAAACGGCTCGTAAAGCTAAAAACAGAGACTATATTAAAAACTATTTTTGTCAAGCCTCAGCTTATGCAGTTATGTACGAAGAAAGATTTAATATACCAGTTTCAAGAATTGTTATTTTAATTTCTGTTGATGACGATATACCTCAAGTGTTTGAAGATAGAAGAGATTATCATATTAAAGAATTATTAGAAGTAAGAAAAAAGTATAAAGATAGGTATGGTGTGTAAAATGAATCTAAATGATTATGTTAAAGTGATTGATAATTCTCTTAGTTTAGATGTATGTAAAAAATTAATTGATCTATATCATAATCCAGTTGCGGAAGATAAAAAAGTGCATTTTCAAAGAAATCAAAGTCCAAATTATACTCTATTAAACTTCACTGAAAACATTAAAATGGATACCTCTCTGCATAGGGAGTGTGAACTAGCCGCTCTTGATGCAATTAAAAAATATAAAGCAGAAGTAAGAGATGCATCTTGGTGGCCATCAGTATATGGTTTTGAGCAGTTTAGAATTAAATATTATCGTAACAACGATGACGATATGTTTAAGACGCATGTCGATAGTGCTACGTTTAGTTCAAGTAAAAGATTCCTTCTCTTCTTCTGGTATCTTAACGACGTAGATGAAGGTGGTGAAACTACTATCGATAACTTAGGTATTAAAATTAAACCTAGGACAGGTAGGTTAGTAATGTTTCCTCCATACTGGATGTATCCTCATACAGGACTTAAACCAGTATCTGGTCCTAAGTATCTTCTTTCAACATATCTTCATTTTATAAAAGAAGATGGTTCAGTTAACAGTTGATTTACTTTATAAACTATACTATAAATAAAGAGCTTAGGTCGATGAGGCGTGAGGAATAGACGTTTCGGAC